TCGGGTGATTCATTACTTTGCGGCGTCCATTCACACATTTGCATTTCAAGTTCAGCGAAATAACCAACGTGATGAACTCTGCCTTGTTCGTATAGTGATGATATTGGCTCTGCTCTTAATTGCTTTCCACGAGTAGCAGTAACTTTCTTGACCGACACAGTTGAATCTACTTGTCGCATTAACAGAGTTACCATATCGCCACCGTTATTTGTTTCAGCAACTATTCGGTCAGCCTTGTGTTCTTGGTACGCGGATACTGCGGCTCTTGCCCAAGCGTCAGGAGTAGCGCGTAACGTTTTATCATCAAGGACATAGTAATGTCCGTCAGCCGTCATACCTACAACCACGATTCCAGTTTCGTCAGAAGTTTCACCGCTAGTTACAGCAGGGTCAACGCCAACTACAATACGAACTAATGGTGGTGCTTTTGTAACGCGCGCAGATTCAATAGTGTCACGCGTCCATAACGCACCTTCAACTTCTTCTAACACTTCTCCATAAAGTTCTTGCCTACCAAGTCGCGTGTTCTCATAACGCAATCTCAATTCAGCGAGCGCAGACGGCGCAAGATTTTTAGCGTTATCAAAAGTTGAACCACGAACAACTCTTACGCTATCGCGCTTCAATAAATCTTTAATCAACTTTGTTGGTCGCGGTGTAGTTGTAACAATAGTTCTTGGGTGCGTACCTAAACGCGCACCGAATTGGTATTGGTCCCACGCTTCAGGATATTTAAATGCGGCTAACTCATCAAACCAACCGCCGTGGAATTGTGGTCCACGTAAGCGGTCAGGCTCTTCACCTGAATAAAGTTTGATTCTTGATTTATTTGTTAAAAAGATTTCTGAACGCGAACGGTTGTAGTCTTGTAACACTCCATAGTCACGTAACACATTAAGGATACCTGACTCACCTTCTACGCAAGTATCACGAGCGTCAGCGTGCGTAGGTGCAACAATAGCCCAACGTGTTTCAGGATTAACGATTGCTTGCCAAGCCAAATACTCTGCGGCGGTACGTGTCTTGCCTGCACCACGACCAGCCAAGAATAACCAAGTAACCCAATCTGAATCGTCAGGAAGTTGGGTCGCTCTCGCCAGTATCGCTTCCCATTGAAATCGCCTTCCTGCTATTACTTGTTCCTTGCTTAAAGACTTCATAAATGCGTTGAAGTTCTCCGTTGATTGCGTCTGCGTCATAAGTCACCACCTCTGCTTGTACTCTTACAGGCGTATCAAGTCCAAGATAACGTGAACGCCTTTCTTGTATTTTGATGAAAGCCATAATTGCTGGAATCTCTCCACGTAACACTTTTGGCCAGATTGCCGCCTGAGCCATATCTAAGCGGTCAAGTTCAGTACCGCGTATCTCTTCAACGTCAGCCCTAATTAAACGCTTACAAGCATTAACGTATGCTTTATGCGCGCCTGAAGGGTGCTTGTAACCAAGTTGTTTGGCTATCAAATCAAACGTTAATCCGCCACGCCGTAACTTCAGAACTTCTGCTTCACGTTCAATAGTTTCGATTTTAATGCGGCTTGGTCGCGCTCTACCTTCACTCATTTTTGACCGCCCCAGCCACCGCCACGAAAGATTGCTGGCGTAGCAGTAAAGACTTTGCTCATAACGTTTCCGCACTCGCAAATCTTTTCGTGCTTATCGTTAAAGCCAAAGTAAAACTCACCTTCAGCGTTACACTTAAAGCACTTGAAATGATACATTGGCATAACGTTGTTGCCTTCCTAGTTACACTGTAATCTTATCTAAAACATTAACTCTAACACTTTCAGCAATAGCCTTCATCATTAACGGCGGAACACTTCTGCCAATACGTTCCCAGCGTTGTTCAAAGGTTCCAGTTAATTCAAAGTCAGCAGGGAAGGAACTCAACAACCGTAATTCTTGTAGGGTAAATTTTCGTTTTTGAGTTGGGTGAGTAATTCCTGCCGCGCCTACGCTTCCGCCTGTAGCCGTGATAGTGCCAATAGGTTTATCAAGCGCAGGACGTACAAGTTGAAAGTATTTAGTGCTTTGTTCCGCCACGCGTATCTTGTCCCACTCTCTTCCAAGTGCGTATCGGTCAAGAGTTATGTCGTGTCCTGTTTCAGGGTCGTGCGTAATTGGTTCGCCGTTAATATCCAAAACGTCACGTAGGCTGTAACGCGTAGTCATAGGATTTGGAAAAGTAGGAACAACTCCAAACTTATCTACAAGGTCATTACGTACGCCTATGATAATCAATCTTTGGCGCGCCTGAGGTACGCCTAGATAACTTGCGTCAAGTACCTTTGCCGCGACCATATAGCCAGCAGAGCGCAGTTCGGTAAGTATCTCCTTGAAGTACCCGATAGCCTTGCCGCGAACTAATCCTGTAACGTTCTCAGCAACAAAAGTTTTTGGTTGCGTTCCCTTGATAAGCCTTGAATATTCAAAGAACAAATCATCTGCGCGCTGTACAGAATCAGAGTATTTCTTCTCCTTGCCCCAAGCCTTTTCGCGCGCGCCAGCCATACTGAAACTAGCGCAAGGCGGTGAGCCTTCAAATACATCAATCTCATCTATGTTGGTTTCATTAAATATCTGCGCTGGCGTAATCTCGCGTATGTCTTGTCCGTTAAGAATCGTGTCAGGGTGGTTTAACGCGTAAGTGTTACGTGCTTCTTCAATAAATTCATTAGCCCAAACAACTTCATAGCCAGCCATTTCAAATCCCAAGCACGAACCACCGCACCCTGAGAAAGTACTAACAATTTTGTATCCGTTAGTGCCACGAACTTTGGCAACTTTTTCCATAGTAGGAATCACGTATGGCGGTTTCAATCTTTTATACCTATCCACGCGGCAAAGTTCAGGTGACGCCAATAGCAATCAACGTGTCTAAATCCTGCGCGCTCTAACAAATCAACGTTCCATTTAGCAGTTACAGGAACTAATACGCCTTCAAGACTTACGCGTTTTGCTTTGATTTGTTCTTCTGTATAACCATTTTCACCTTTACGTGCTAAATATGTTTCAATAAAAGTTTGGTTTGATACAGCGTCTTCACCCAAAACTTTTTCTACTAACAAAATAATTCCGCCTTGAACTGTTTTGTTATATGCGTCAGCGATAATTCTTTGGCGGTATTCAATCGGGATAAACTGTAATGTTAATACCGCTAGTGTTACAGAAGCACGTACGTTTGGATAATCTTCACGTAAATCAAAATGTTGTACATAGGCTTCAGGAATCTCTGTTAGTGCCGCTTCATACATAGGCTCAGAAACTTCAATACCTACGTATGAGTTTGCTCTACCTAACGCTTTGATAATGGGTTTAAGTGCCGCGCCACGACTACAGCCTAAGTCAATAATGTCTGTATTTTTTTGCGCGAATCTAACAGCCAATTCAGTAGTAGTTCGGCGCATACCTTCATAGTCAGGAATCGAACGCGACAACATATCGTCAAACACTTCAGTTACTTCAGCATTAAATTCCCACTTATCGCCAGCCATTACTTCATCTTTTGGCATTTTCAATCTCTTTCGCTATTGAGTTATAGATACCAACTACAGATAACGCGCCTGTTTTGTTAATTGGGTGTTCAACTAATTGCGCAAATAATTCAGATATGCCTGAATCACCTAACTGTAAATTGGTATGTTTTTTGATTTTATATTTATTCATTTCAGGGAAAGCGTCACGTAGCGGTTGTTTTTGTAATGGTTTGTTACAAGATTGCCACGAATGACCTTTGAGAATCTCTCTGAATCGTGCGTCACGATAGGGAGAAATAACTTCAATCAAACGCTCACCGGTAATTACGTTCCACGCCCAACGCTGTCCATAATTTTCTTTAGCAAACTTTTCAGCGCGTATCTCATCTAACCAAGTAGCGTCATCTCCGTCTGCACCAGCGCCACGAATCGAACAGTTGCGGTCATCTCCAAACAAACCACCTGCGGTTAATCCGTTAGCAATAACACGAACACCTGCTTCGTGTGCGGCACGTATTCCATACAGGCAAGGCCAGAACGCTTCCAGTTCCGCTTTCTTTTTTAAGTAACAATTACTAATCAAGAATTTCAAATCTTCAACGATTTGGTCTAAATCAGTTGGCAAAAATACAGGGATAAATTCCAAGTTTTCTTTCTTGGCTGTATCTTGCGCTGACCTGAAATCGGTAGAAGGTTTGCCGTCAAGACAAAAAGACAATACGGCTGGCTTGATTCCGTTAAGCAAAAACGCGCTAAGTATTGCGTTGCTATCTACACCTGCGGATAAAAAAACAACGGAACGCTTGTTAGTGTTACATAACTCTAACATTAATTCACGTATCGCAGGTGCGGTTGGGTGCATTATCGCGCGCTTCCGTTCCATTCATATCCGCACTTAGGACAACGATATTGTGTTTCAACATCATCACTAAAGTCTTGGAATTCGTGCGGCGTATCATCTTCACTTTCGCCAGCCAACGGATTAAATCCAAAGT